CAGGAAGTCGAATAATGCGTGCGGGGCAAAAGCGTTGCCGACGAGAGAATCTCCTTATTGTGTTAGGTGTGACCTGGATTTTCCAGTGTCTCACTCATGCACAAGGAGAGGATCGTCACAACCGCTCGGCATTCCAGCCGTGCGGAAGTGGCGTCCCGTCGACACCTCGGCCCGTAAGTCCCCATTTGATGGGGCAGGGGCGAGGCGCCTTACGGCCCGCCGCGGTGCCAATGGCACCACCGCAAAGAATTCCGTGAGCCCTCTATCTGAGTCTGCGCCGACATGGCAGACGTCGAAGGTAGAGAGGGTTAACGACGTGTCTAGGAAAAAGACACGACATGGAAGCTGTAGAGCTCCCGATCAGAAAACCGCGTCTGATCGTTCCGCGCAAGCTGAGCCGCGGAAAGCGCTGAAGAGTGTGATACGGGACATATACGATACATTTGTGTTGTATGGGTATCGACGCTCGGACAGGAAAATCCAAGTGAAGAAGACCATGAAAAGATGGGTAAGTAACTTGGTCGGTAGAGTGGATGAGGATGAGTGGTTGCGACTGGTCAAGTATCAGTTGAACTCGTTCTTCGCCCTGAACCTTGGCGCTCAAGAAGAGTTGCCTAAGGCTCCTTGGGAAGGTGATTGGCACCTCTCTAATCTTCTGAGTGGATCCGCCTCACGGTGGTTCACTCGGCAGAGAAGAAAGGATCGCCTCGGATTACTTAACTATGACTTCTATAGTTTGTTAGAAAGTCTCTCCCGAGGGGTGAGTAAGGGTGCGGAGCGTCCCGGTACCGCGCTGTGTCATAAAGACATGTGCGCGACCGTGACCACTCTCACTACTCCCGTCCCGCCAAAACCAGAGCCGTTCATTTTGAACGAAGAGTACCTGACCTTGGATGAGAATGATTGCATCAGGGACACCCATGCAGATTGGTGTTCCACACCTGCAGTCTTCTATGAAGTCCGGAGGACAGTGGAAGAAAGTCTGGCGAATTGGAATCCGGAACTTGATGATCTGATTAGGATTGTCGTTCCGCCAGTATCAGCATGCACCGAGCGAAAGGTGTGTGATGGTGGTACGTATCAGGCTGTCAAAGAATATCTTTTAGATGTTGGTTACATACCTGATGAGGCTAAGATAGCGCCATTGGAGATTGAACGTCCAATTTGTTGCTGTCATCTTCTCCCCGCTGGGAATTGCCCAGACTCTTGTACCACAATGTTTGCAAGTGAACTTGTGGTGAAGGGATTTTTGGAGGAGTGGAAGTATCAAGAAGAGGAGACGGAGGCATACATGAAAGTGTATAATTCTGCCCGTGCTGAGGTCTTTGGAAAGGACAGTATTCACCGAAAGGTGAAGCCTGTGGCTCTTGCCGAAGCAGGAAAAGTGCGAACCATAACGAAAGGAAGTGGTTTGAGAGCATTTCTGCTATCCCCCATACAAAAATCTTTGCATGGAGCACTTCGTAATCATCGGTGTTACCGATTGATTGGCGAGGAGCTCACCGTCGAGCATCTCTCGATTCTGGATCCCGAAGAGGATCTGTTCTTCGGTCGCAGTTTCCATTCTGGAGACTGGAAGGCCAGCACGAACGGTATTTACCGGGAGGTGAGTGAGGTGTGTGTGGATGCGGTATGTGATGTGATGGAGAGACGACTGTGTGCGAAATACGGTCCGAACTTCGTCATTCCGCATGTCCCATGGGAGTTTTACTCCTTACATGAGGGCAATGCCGTTCCACGACATTATACAATGAAGGATTATTGCAAGCAAATCCGGATTTGGTTTCACGACACACTTACCAAAAACAGAATCTTTCATCCTGAGGATGAGGCCTACAAAGATCAAACAATTGGCCAACTCATGGGATCGAAGCTTTCATTCCCCATCCTTTGTCTTATCAACGCCGCCCTTTGTCGTTGGGCGATGGAGGTAGACCAGAGGAAGATACTCCCCATGTCAACTGTGAAAATGTTGATCAATGGTGATGACAACTTGCATTGCCTATCACAAAGGGGATATTGGGTGAAGAAGAAGATGGCGGGGATGTTTGGGTTCTACTACTCACCTGGCAAGGTGTTTCAGTCTAGGACCTACGCGAATATCAACTCAACTGGATTCCGGTATGATCCTGTTCTCAAGAGATTTAAGAGAATAGGCTATGTTAACTGGGGTCTCCTGAAAGGGATGAAACGCTCTGCGCAGTCCGGTGAGGACAGCAAAAAGAGTGTTGGGTTGTTTCTCTCCGAATCTAGCCCCGTCGGTTCGACGGTCAAGGCCCTTGTGGCCGATCTCCCTGAAGAGATAGCCAAGACCTTGCGAGCTTTGCTCCGTAAGAGATTGGTTAGATTGAGAAAGGGATTGAATGATACGGATTACCTGGCGAGATTACTGGATGAAGTTCCATGGAATCTTCCAGAAGAATTAGCAGGACTGGGTATGGGTGGTCAACCTTCCCGCATGGATTTAATCCATGTTGGGACTGCGTTGAAGAAAGGTTGGGTGTTCCCAAGATACACGCCGGAAACGGCTGTGGATATGGTTACGCATCAACTGGTGCTGAGAGATCTCGCACCCCACACCATTTACGTCAAAAACCCAGGACTGGCCGCGCGGTCGCACTATCAAAGTGTCTACGGGTTCCTTGCAAAACGCAAGTACCTCGAGTACCTTCGAGTCTTCGACGATGCAGATTGTTCTGCATACTTCGAGGCGAGTCGGTTCACCAAGCAATGGTGGAATCAACTTTTCTTCTCGTGTAAGACGGGGAAGATGAAGAATGGAAAGATGGTATGGCAAGTGAACAAGATGAAGACGGCGATAGATGCGGTTGAAAGAAGACCGCTACGTAGAGGAAAGAGAGAAGGCGGAGCAGAGAGGAGCGCTCTGTCACTACTCCGGAAGTTTTGGCGAGGAGTTCGGTCGGACCCGGACCTTTACTATGGTGAGAAAAGACCTATCCCTGACTTAGTTAGGGAGGTGTCTAGCTTAGAGCCTGTGCTGCTATTAGAGCGGCACGCTGATAAGAACGTTCTTCCTTATGAGGAATGTGAACTCTACCCTAGTGATTGTCTGACAAACTATGACGTTATGTCTGACCTCGCCGCATGCGATCTCTATGCTTCTGAGATCCTTGGCATGCAGGCACCTGTCGCAGCAAATACAGCTGCCGGGCCCCGGTTTGTGGGGGTTCTGAACAAGGACGACGACTTGGCATGTTGTTGTTCATTTTAGGTGTTTACAGAATACCTTTGTTTGGAACGATGTGAATCAGTCCCAAGATTCATGTCACCTAACCCCAGCATGACCTCACTGACTTGAGGACCACCAGACACACGATGCTTCGATTGAGGAGGGGAGCCAAC